AAGATGTAGTATGCATTATGGTAGACGAAGTGCACCAAGCAAAGGCAGACGTACTAAAGAAACTGTTAACGGGTAGTTTCCGTAATGTTCCTATTCGTTGGGGACTAACAGGTACAATACCAAAAGCGGATCATGAACGACTGAGTTTAGAAGTAGGCCTGGGAGAAGTTGTGCATCAACTGGCGGCAAGTGATCTGCAAGATCAAGGTGTACTAGCACAGTGTGAAGTTAACATCATGCAATTACAAGATACAGTTAACTATGGAAATTATCAAAGCGAACTAACTTACTTGACAACTGACAGATATCGTTTAGATTATATTAGTGAAATGATTAAAACAATGTCTAAAAGTGGCAATACACTTGTACTTGTTGATAGACTTAAAGCAGGTGAAGGGCTACTAGAACGTCTCGGAGACGACACTGTTTTTATTAGCGGTGCAATGAAAACACAGGATAGAAAAGATGAATATGACGAAGTATCAGGAGCAGATGGCAAAATCATTATTGCTACCTATGGTGTTGCGGCTGTTGGGATCAATATCCCTCGCATTTTCAATCTTGTTCTCATTGAGCCTGGCAAGTCTTTTGTTAGAGTAATTCAAAGTATAGGTAGAGGAATTAGAAAAGCACAGGATAAAGATAGTGTTCAAATTTGGGATATTACTAGTAGTGCAAAATTCAGTAAACGACATTTAACTGAACGTAAAAAATATTACCGTGAAGCAAAGTATCCGTTTCATGTAGAGAAAGTAGATTTTAAATGAAAATATTAACAGTAGATAATGAAAGTTATGACTTAGAATATGTTCCAGAAGAAATAGAAGATATAAGATATTGTGTATTAGACTACAGCGACAAGGATAATGCAGATTATATATTTGTTCCACTAGTGTTCTTAGAAAGTTTTAGTTGCCCTGCGGCTGTTTTAAAAATTGGTAATGACACAGTAAAAGTGCCGCTAGATTGGAATTTAGTTGTATGTGATCCCAGTGTTGGAGATCCAGAAATACTTCCTATTACAAGTTTAAATGATCGTGGATTTAAAAGTTTTGTATTTAATCCAATTACAGGATTTATGCCAGAGTTTACAGAAGTAGAAATTGTAAATATATATCAAGAAGTCAAATGGTATTTTCCTAAATTAAAATATGGACATATATTGGCAGTGCCTTTAGAAACAAAAAATAATCCACGTTGTGTTTACTTTGTAAAAGAACCTGCTAAACTACCAGATGTACTAAGCACGGATGATTTGTGGTGAGTAAGCTAGATCTTAAAAATGAAATGCGAGCTATCGATACAAAAGATCGTAACTGGTATAAGACATTAACTGAAGAAGAACGCACAGCATATAACAAACAACTGTGGGTTCAAATGCGTTGGACTAGTTGTGTAAATGATACCGACACTTTAATACTCGTAAATGAATTTACAAACAGGCATTTTAACATATTAAAAAACCATCATGAATTACAGTTGCAATTACTACAAGTATCAGGAACAGGAAATACTCGTAGACGTGAATGGATCCCTCCTGGTAAAGGTGTTAAAAAGAACCGGATTATGAGTTGGCTGGCAGAACAGTATCCACAATACAGTGATGCAGAACTTGAATTACTTGCTGCAACAAATGACAAAAAAGTATTTTCAGATATGATGGAACAGCAAGGTATGACTAAAAAAGAGATCAAAGAGATTGTAAAATGAAATGTGAGTATTGCGGAAAGGATTTCAAACGTGAAAGTACATTACTTGCTCACACGTGTGAGAAAAAACGCCGTTGGCTTGCAAAAGAATTTCCTGAAACAATAGCTGGTTTTGCAGCATTTGATTTGTTTTACAGATTAAGTATGCAGCATAAGCCTAAGGAATATGCTGACTTTGTTGACAGTCAGTTCTTTAGTGCGTTTGTAAAGTTTGGCAGTTATTGTATCAACACACGTGTCATTGACGGAGAAGCATATACTCGTTGGCTAGTACGTAAACAAGCAAAACTCAAAGACTGGCCAACTGATAGAATGTACATGCTTTTTGTTAGAGATCATGTAAAAAAAGAAACAGTGGATCGTGCATTAGAACGTTTTGTAGAACATGCAAGTAAGACGTCTTACTTTGATAGCTTCTGGGAAACTGCAGGTGGTTATGTAATTGCAGACTGGGTAGAGTCAGGTAAAATAAGTCCTTGGATAATTATTTGTAGTACTCGTGCACAAGTAGCATTGAATGACATGAATGAAGAATGCTTCAATAGAGTAGCAAATTGTATAGATGCTGGGCATTGGGGTAAAAAAACACAACAGGCTCCGCAAGATGCAGCATGGGTAAGACACATAATTGATGGAGAACCTGTTGATGCTTAAACGTAAAAAATATAATTTAACTGACCAGGAACGTGAAGCCAAACATAAAGAAGTTGAAAAACTAGTCGCAAAAAAAGAAAAAGTGTATTTAGACGAACCATGGCAAGGGTATTGTGATGATGATTCACACCCGTTGTTTAGTATATTAGTAACTAAACAAAAACCAAAAGCAGTATGTTACTACTGCTCAAAAATGTGGATACTAGATGGATAAGTGTAACAAACATCATATACTATTTGTTAAAAATAGTGTTGGAGACTATCAAGCAATGGATGCAGTATGCGGTAAACAAGTAGGAAAAACTATTTGGTATTGTTGTAAAGAACACATGGAAAAAAGGGTACAGCCTGATTTAGGTATACGTTATACAAATAATGATGATGGAGAAATAATGAATGATTAAATTGGAGACAATTGATGCCTGATATTGATATTGACTTTGCTAACAGAGATCAAATACTAGCAAAAATTAAACATGTACCAGCACGGTTGCAAAATCGTAAACACAATACTGGCGTATATACACACCGTGTTCCAGTTGATCCTTTTAAAGGATTGTGTACACTTGATCATAAAGCAGCAGACGATGCTGGATATTTTAAATTAGATATGCTCAATGTAAGCATATATAAAGACGTGCGTGATGAACACCACTTACAGCAATTGATGGATCATGAACCAATTTGGGAGTTATTACAACATGAAGACTTCGCTGATCAAGTCTTCCATGTTAGTGGACATTCAGAGTTAATGCGTAAACTAAAGCCCAGTAATATATCAGAATTGGCTGCAACACTAGCAATTATTCGTCCAAGTAAGCGTTATTTAGAATCAGCAAATTGGGATCGTATACATAAAGAAGTATGGGTACAGCCAACCAACAATCAATATTATTTTAAAAAAGCACACGCATTTTCATATGCAATGGCTGTTGTAGTACATATGAATTTAATTTGTGAAAAATTAGGATACTAAGATGAACGAACAAAAATTTCTTAAAGAAATAGACGAGATTGGATTTACATTATGGGAGGCAAGATTTGATCCTGAATGTATTGAAGAATTAAATGATTATGCAGCATCGTTCCCACCAGAACGTGGACATGATAAAAATTTAAAATGGTACGGTTGGGAAACTATTAAAGATATGTCGCCTGAAGAAATTGATAAAATTGACTGGGCTTACTATTGGACAGACGAGCCCAAAGAACATCATTTTATTGAAAAAGTAATTAAACCAGATCTAGGAAAATGTGCTGATGCAGCATTTGGAGAAGGTAACTGGGAATGGTACATGTGTGACTTTATCGTACTACATCCTGGTATGAATTTTGTACGACCACACATTGATACTCCATATAGATTTAAAGAATTCAAATATACTGAAGGATTACTAGGATTACAATTCATGGTAATGTTGTGTGACTTTGAAGCCGACAATGGTGCAACAGGTTATGTACCTGGATCACACAAATACATATATGATTACTATCAAAATTTGTATGCTGACAAAAGTGTATTTGATTTATTTTTCATGGATAACTACCGCCAACACCAGGGCCCTAAAGGAAGTTTTGTATGTTGGCATCCAAGAGTACTCCATAGTACTATGCCAAATCATTCAAATCAAATTAGACGTGGCTTGTTATTACATGCGGCTGAAAAAACAACGGCCAGAAGGCTGCGAATTGTTGATCCGCAAAAGAACACTTCTTTAAGAACTAGTTAACTTTTCTTACTAATTGTATGTTTCTACGTTTAACACGTTTTTGAATAATATTGTTTAAACTAATACTTGGACCGTGCACTATTGAAAAATCTTTACAACTGAACGTAACCAGTGTTGGCCTAAACTTTTCCCAACGACTTTTAAAAATAATGTTAATAGGAATCATACGGTTTGTTCCCCACCACCATTCTTCTCCTAGATCTAAGAATTCAATTTTTTCATCGTCGTTTTTGATATTATCAAAAGAATACATACTAGCCATGTGTTGATCAACATTTTGCATTATGCCAACATATTCGTTGCCACCGTATGCAACAAGTGTTAAAAATGGAAAGTTTTCTAGTAGTTTTTGATATTTTTGTGGTATATGTGTCATTCTATTATTACTTATTCAAATAAATACTAGTGGAGATTTATAGCATGAATTATCAAGGTACAACTTATAGTTACAATCAAAGAAGTGAAATTTTAATTCCTACACGTAGAGGTACATCTTATTATGGTCCACAAAATCATAAGCCTCTTATTGCGTATCAAGGAGTAACCACTGATTTTGAATTTTATGTAACTGATACTAATAGAAAACCTGTTAGTATTGAAAATAAAACTTTTACAGCTAAAATCATTGATAGAACAACTAAGGTTGCAGTAATTACTCGAACACTTACACCACTTGATTATGCGCAAGGATCTCTATTAATGCGTTTAACTGAAGATAATGTTGCTAGTTTGTCTCCTGCATTATATGATGTTACAATTACTTATACTGACAGTGAAAGCCAGACTTTTGGATTATATACTGATCAAAATTTTCGACTGACTTATGTACTAGAAGTAAAAGAAAACATTGGTACAACTATTAATGAGAGTATAACTATTGACAGACTGCCTGGAGGCATCAGTGACAAATATCCTGGAACTGCACAAACACGTAATAGTGATGGTACAAATACTGCAGCGGTTTACTTAACAAATTATACTGGAAAAGTTTTTGTAGATGCCACGCTTGAAACTGACCCTGCAGAGCGTGATTGGTTTCCAATTATTATAAATCCAGACCAAGATGATAAGTTTTGGACTTTTACTAATACAACTGGTATAGAAGCATTTACCTGGGATGGCATGTATATGTGGGTTCGCTTCCGTTTTGAAAATGATGTTGCCAATACAGGAACACTTGACAAAATCTTATATAGAGCGTAATATGAATACATGATTGTATTGGACTTCGTCAGACAAACTCTACCTGGTGGTTGGAAAAGCACACCCAGTGGTTGGGTCAGTGGTAACTGCCCAATGTGTAAAACTCGTGGACATCGTAGTGATACACGCAAACGTGGTGGATTAATGTTTACTGACGACAAAGTTCAGTATAACTGTTTTAACTGTGGATTTAAAACTGGCTGGTCGCCTGGCAGAAAAATAAACGGCAGACTACAAGAATTGTTAGTACAATTTGGTGCTGATCCTGCTCAAATACAACGTATAAACTTTGAGTTACTTAAACAACAAGAAGAAGAAAATGTTGTAACTCAGTTTATTAAACAAGACAAACCACGTGAAGTAAAAATAAACTGGGGCGAAGAATCACTGCCACCAGAAAGTAAACGTTTGTCACAAGTTGATACCAGTACGCTGTCTGATGAAAAATTATCAAAGTTTATAGCAGCATGTGAATATATTGAGGAACGTGGATTGGGGTTTTACAGTGACTGGCACTGGAGCCCATTTAAACATTTTAGTAATCGTATTATACTACCGTTTTATTATGATGATAGTATAGTAGGATATACTGCACGTTGGGTTGGAAAAACACCAGACAAGGAGACACCCAAGTATTACTTAAAGTCTCCCAAACATTTTGTGTACAATGTAGATGCACAAGCAGATCATAAGTATACAATAGTCAGTGAAAGTCAGTTTGATGCACTTATTACTGGTGGTGTTGCAATGCAAGGCAATACACCTAGTATGACGCAATGTGACATTGTTGATGACTTGGGTACTGAAATAATAGTTGTACCAGATGCTGACCGTGCAGGTAATGAATTGGTTAAAGCAGCACTCAAACGTGGTTGGAGTGTAAGTTTTCCTCCTTGGGAGGGATGTAAAGACGCTGGCGATGCAGTGCAAAAGTATGGTAGATTATTTACAGTAAGGAGTATAATTGAAAACGCAGAGAGCAACACAACGAAGATCCAGTTACTTGCTAAATCCTATTGTAGATGATTATAATATCAGAGACAAGGAATTTTATAATAGAGTGAAACATGTAAGTGCATACACAGATTTGCAAAGCGAATGGGTCAAACGATTTGCTTGGCTACCTAAACATAGCGATATAACCAATGAACGGATTTGGTTGACAAATTATTACGAGTACGTTATAACAATGGATATGAATGGCACAGTGCCACACAAAAGTAAAGACTGGCGCATGGTATATACCCGTGACGAATATATTGCTAAGAAGCTAACAGGCGAAATTAAATGAGTGAAGAGTATACAGACGATTTACAAAAACTTTATATTGAGTTTTTGTTAGCAGAGAAAGACCTCTTTGTTAGATGTAATGCTATTACACAAAGCAAATACTTTACACGTAAGTATCAGCCTGTTATGGACTTTATACAACAACACGTAGACGGTTATGGTGACTTACCCACACATGAACAAATTGCTGCAAAAACAAGTCAGCAGTTTGACGACATTACTAACAAAGTAACAGATGACCATAAAAAATGGTTTATGGATGAATACGAAAAGTTTTGTAGACACAAAGCACTGGAAGGTGCTATCCTTGCTAGTGCTGACAAACTTGAACGCAATGAATATGGTAGTGTAGAAAAACTAATTAAAGATGCTGTTAGCATTGGACTTGCTAAAGACTTTGGACTTAACTATTGGGATGATCCCGCAGGACGTATTCAAACTATTAAAGACAATCGTGGACAAAACAGTACTGGTTGGGAGAGTCTGGACAAAGTATTGTATGGCGGATTTAATCCAGGCGAACTGAATATCTTTGCAGGTGGTTCGGGCAGTGGTAAAAGTTTGTTTATGCAGAACATGGCACTCAACTGGGCACTTGCTGGTAAGAACGTTGTTTATGTAAGTTTGGAACTTAGTGAAGAACTGTGCAGTATGCGACTAGACGCCATGCTTACTAATATGAGCACTAAAGACGTTATGAAAAATCCAAGTGACGTTGAGCTTAAAGTTAAAATGGCAAGTAAAAAAGCAGGCGTATTGCAAATTATACAAATGGCAAATGGCAGTACAGTTAATGATATTAAAGCATATTTAAAAGAATATCAAATACAAAAAGGCATTAAAGTAGATGCATTGTTTGTTGACTACTTGGACTTGATGATGCCGGTAACAGTAAAAGTAAATCCAAGTGATCAGTTTATTAAAGACAAGTTTGTAAGTGAAGAGTTACGTAACCTGGCAACTGAACTACATATTCTATTTGTTACAGCATCACAACTTAACCGTGGTGCAGTTGACGAAGTAGAGTTTGACCACAGCCACATTGCAGGTGGTATTAGTAAAATTAATACAGCAGATAACTTGATTGGTATTTTTAGTAGTCGTGCAATGCGTGAACGTGGCCGTGTACAAATACAGTTTATGAAAACACGTTCGAGTAGTGGTGTTGGATCGAAGTTGGACTTGGGATATGATATGAACACACTGCGTATTACTGATTTAGATGACGATGAACAGGGAGAAGATGGACAAGTTGCAAGCATTTACCAAAGTTTAAAAGCAAATGCAAATTCAAGTGTAAGCCCAGCTGGAAAACAAGTTACAGAAACCACAACTACAGCCGTTAATAACGCTGATAGATTACAAAATTTACTTAAAAGAAGGGAATAGTTGCTGAAACACTAATGCCGTTGACCTTATCTAGTCTATGTATGATATTGAACAACGGGCTAGCCTTTAGGAGTCAATAAGTTTGAGCCTGTATGAGCCAAAAAAGTAAGCCTGTGTGTT